GAAATGGGTACTGTTGAAGAACGCTTTACAATTTCTGACTTGGTAAATGTTGCCACAGAAATGGCTAGTCAGAATCCAGAAAGCCCTCTTGCTTCTCTTCCTTCTATCATTCTAGACCCTGCTCAAGACGAACTTGCTGTAACTTTGGTTGCTAACTATATGCCTTCAATGTCCGAAAAGGATATCAGAAGAATGGTTAAGGAATTAAGAGAACAGTCGTATGCTGTTATTTACAAGGAAACTCTTATTAAGAATCTTCCTGTTGTTACTGCCCTTAAGCCGTATGACGAAATTTCGTTCCCGCCAGAAACTATTGACCTACAGAAGGCTCGTCTAATTTTCAGAAAAGTCTTTATGACTGAATTGGAAGTTCGTGCTATGATTAACACGGATGACTGGAGTGAAGAAGGCGTTGATGATGCTATTAAAACCAAGGGTATGTTTACTCTTTGGAGAGACCCTAATATTGTTCCTGTTAACCGTTCAATGAACGACTACAGAAGCAAGACCGCTAACCTAATTGAGGTTAGTTATGCTTACTATAGACAGTTGAATGAAGCAGGTAACCCTTGCATCTATTACACTATCTTTTCACCCAATGCACAGGGTGATACATATTTGAAGCACGGCAAACTGGGTTACGCTCACGGTAAGTATCCGTTTGTTGTGCTTCGCAGGGAGTACATTCGCAAAGCCGTTTACGAAAGCCGTGGAATCACCGACATCCTATCGACAGACCAAGCGGAACTAAAAGCACAGCACGACTCAATGAGAGACCGTACTGCTTTTGAAACTGTTCCTCCCCTAATGTATAAGAGACGAGTTGGTGGGACTGGAAGAATCGGACCAGCAATGCTACTCCCTGTTTCAGATGTAAACGACTACAAGTGGATGGAGCCACCGAAGGGTACTCCTACTATTGCTGAGTTTGTTGTGAACACGGTTGAAAAGAACGCTTCTGCTTACTTTGGTCTTGTGCGTGAGGATACCCCTCCTGCTCTTGCTCAGATGCTTCAGCAGAACTCAGTTGATAACTGGCTTACTGCTTGGACTGAAATCTACAGCCAGATGCTTCAACTTTCTCTCCAGTATATGGATGTTGTTGAAGTTGAAAGAATCACATCACTTCCTATGCCAAAGGTAATTGATAACATTACCCATCAGTACGATTTTGAAGTTAAGTTTGATGTCCGTAATCTGTATTCCGACTTGGTGTTGGAAAAACTACAGGCTATCTCGCAGTTTGTCCTTCCGATGGATAGCGGTGGTGTCATTGATAGGAATAGAATGGTTCAGAAGGCTATTGAAGCCATTGCACCAGACTCTGCAAAGGAACTCATTATTAACAATGCATCTGCATCCCAGAGGCTGTATAAGGATGTCCAGACTGAGATTGGTATGATGATGCTTGGCAACGAGGCTAGTTATGTCGAAAACGACCCTACGGCTTCTACCAAGATGCAGTACTTGCAGGACATTATGAGCAAGAACCAGAAGGCTCAACAGGCTTCCCAGCAAGACCAGATGTTTGGTCTACTTCTTCAGAACTATGTCAAAAACCTGCAAATGTCGGTTATGCAGGAACAGAACAAGCAGATTGGCAGAATTGGCGTATCTCCTGTTGCTGATAAGATGAAACAGGAAGGTCAAGGCGGTCAGCAGTCTCCTACTATTAATAACAACATTAATGTAAACTCTAACAATCAACAGCCACAAGGAAATGAAGGATACTGATTATAATATTGGCACATTTGCATTTACCGCTCCTAACCCGCTCTGGGAGCATATTTTGTATATTGTTGACCTAAACATTCAGTCTGAAACCAATAGGGCGTTGCAACAGGATGTAGTTGGTGAAACTCGTGTTCACCAATGCGGTAGAGCCTCTGCAATGACCGATTTCAAGAACCTGCTCCTTGAAGAGCGAGCCAAGGCTCTGAAAGAATAATTTTACAATCGCTTGACACTTGTAAAAAAGGTGTCAAGTGTGAGTCCAACAGTTTCTGGAAGTCTGTAAAAATCCTGCCTAAAACAAAAGCACTTTAGACTTATTCTAATGACCCCCGATAATAAAACTGGAAACGAGAATACCTCCAGCCCCGAAAATTCTCAACAGGAAGATTCTTTTCCTAGTTCTAGCGTTCTAAACGATAGACTGAACCAACTTCTGTGGGACGATGAATCCGCACCACAGACGGAAGAAGGCGAAGCCGATAGTAATCAGCCAGAAGTCCAGCAGACTGAAAGTGAGCCAGAAATGGACACTAACACAGATACTGATGGCGAAGAGGTTCATTCAAAGTCCGAGGGAGAGCAAGAGGAGGTATCTCGTGGTGTACAGAAGCGTATCGATAAGTTGACGGCTAAGAGAATGGAAGCGGAAGCAACCATCACTCAGTTGAAGGCAGAACTCGAAAACGCCAAGACCACGGCATCCAAGCCTGTATATGAAGACAGAAGTATTCCTTTTTCCAATATTGATTCGATTGCTGAAATTGAGGCAGAGATTGCCCAAGCAAGGTCGGTCAGAAATTGGGCAGATGAAAATGCTGATGGAATCACAGTTACAGACAAAGATGGGAATGAAGAGTACTTTGACCCTGCCAAATTAAGGCAGATTAAAGTTAACGCAACGAAGGCACTTGAAGAAGGGCTACCAGAGCGTTACAAGTACATTCAGACTAGAGACCAAGTCGAAACCATTGCTAATAAGGAGTACTCGTGGTGGAAGGATAATTCGTCCAAGGAAAAGCAGATTGCAGAATCGTTTCTTAGGTCGTTTCCCCAAATCAAGAGATTTCCAGATTACAAGATGGTTATTGGGGACTACATTCGTGGAGTCCGAGCCAGAGAAAACGGTAGCCGTCAAACTACCATTTCAAAAGCACCTGTTCAGCCTCGTTCTAGTGGTGTAGCACCGACTGTTCAAAAGCAGGAAGTTCGCAGTCAGAACGCATACGCCAAGTTCGCCCAGTCTGGGAGAACGGAAGACCTTACAGATATTATTATGAACAAGTTCCTGTAACCTAAAAAACTACTACTATGGCAAGTCTAACAGAAAGAAATATCGTCAGCGGTAAGCGGGAAGCCCTCGCTGACATCATCTCGCTCATCGATGCGAAGTCCACTCCGTTCACCTCTATGGCTCCCAAGGTTGCTAAACCTGGCAACACGCTGTTCAGATGGCAGGCTGACTCCCTCCCCACCGTTACCTCCGAACAGGCTGGTATCGTTGACGGTACGGATGTTGACCCGAATGGTGCTTCCATCAAGAACTTCGTTAAGGACGGTGCTACTCAGTACCGCTACGAACTCTCCAACCACATTCAGATTTTCAGACAGGCAACTCGTGTGTCTCCTCTGACAACTGATATCGCTGTCATCGCTGGTGTTAAGTCGGAACTCGCCAACAATGTTGGTAAGGCTACCGAAACCATCAAGCGTACTATGGAGAAGACTCTTTGCTCTGGCAATCTTCCCAAGGCTGACGATGGCGTTTCGCAGGGTTATGCTACTCGTGGTCTCGATGGCTGGATTAAGAACGACTTCACAGGTGACACCTATCTGGCTGTCCCTGCTCCGTTCCGCACTCCTACCGCCAGCATCTCCACGGTTGGTACTGCCCTCCTTGATGAAACGGTCTGTCAGAATATGCTTGCTTCCGTCTTTGAACAGACTGGTCGCTCGCAGTCCTTTGACGGTCTCGTTGGCTACAAGTTGAAGCAAGCCTTCACGAACCTCACCTATACGACCAGACAGAATGGTACGGCTAATACCGCTTCGGTCATCAGAACTCTTAACAGAGACTCTGAAGCCAGCGTGTACAAGTCTGGTATCGATGTCTTCGAAGGTGACTTTGGCTCGATTCGTCTGCATACCTCTCTCTTCCTCAAGAACAACTTCTGCGGTTACCTGCTGAATATGGACTTGGTTGGCGTGGGTTATGGTGGCAACATCGCACAGGTCAAGGAACTGACTGACAATGGTGGTGGTCCTGCTCGACTTGTCGAAGCCGTGGCTACTTGCATCGTCAAGAATCCCCTTGGTCTCGCTAAGTTCGACTTCACCTCGTAACTAATTCGTGGCTGAAGATATCGTTCAGTCACTTGTCGATGTGATTCCCGCCCATCTCCATAAGGATTTGGAGCGGGAACTCATCCACGGTTGGAGAATGAATGAGGCTGTCGCAAAGGCTAACGCCACCAAGATGGCTCATTTCAACCATACGCACGAAGCCAACAATATTGAAGGTTTCGGGCGTAAGGTTGCCAACATTCCAGATGATGCTTTTCACTATTGGGGTCATAGACTTGGCTACGATTGCTGGAAGGATAAACAATTTATGCGGGAGTTCCTTCGGGATAACCCAGAATGTGCGGTGCGGAATTATGTTAAAAAGACAGTAGTCCAAGGCACAGTATTCGGTGCTGACGGATTCATCACCTAATGCGTACCACAGAATTTTCCCAAATCCTATTTGAGTCGTTGCAGTATAGCGGTAACGACAGACACAATATTAATGACGAGACCTTTGCACAGTTTAGAGACTTTGCTTCGGCTCGTATGCGTGAAGTTTGGGAGTCACAGGAGTTCCCAGACCTAATCAGACTTACTACATTTACTGCCCTTACTGACACGGCTGGAGTAACTTACTTTGCTCCGCTGGCTACGGCTGGTGAAGTTCTTGGTGTATTTGACAAGAACCCACAAATCACCTCCAGAGCACTTGAACTTAAATACGAGATTTATGACCTAGGCACATCCGTAAGGGTGATTCTTCCTAGCGGTCTATTTACGACTGGTTTCTATTCTTATAGAACTAAGTTCGTCCCCCTTACTGGCACAATCTGGAAAGCCACAGATGTGTACTACCAGAATGCACAGATTTATTTTGACTCTGGCTCCGCTACTGGCACTTATGTTCCTGTAACTGGTAAGCCTCACAGCGGTGATTTCTACTACTGTACCATTAGTTCTACTACGGCTGGCTCTAACCCAAGCAATAACCCTACCCAATGGACAAAGATTTCAATTCCCTACATCTTTGGCAACTATATGGCTTGGGGGATGGCGGCTAATTTCCTAATCTCTGAAGGCAAGATTCAAGAAGGTGCTGGTCTTGAACAGAAGGCTGAAATGATGATTGCCATTGAAGTAGACAAATATTGCAGACAGCAAAATCAAACACGAAAAATCAACTTTACTAACCCATACGCTTAATGTCCTCCTCCTATATTAACTTCTCCTCCCCATCCGTAAGAAAGATGGCTCATTCGGACATCACTATGTCCGCTACGCCTAATACGGTTGTAGAAATCCTTACCCCTCCTGCTCTTCCCACCAGAAGAACAATGGTG